AAAATAGTAATGGCAGGATACATTGCTATATTAAGATAGACAAACTTTTGTGCTATTTCAAAAATTTCTTTTATTATGTCATCTATCTCACGTTCAGGTATATGTTCTAATACATCAGTTGATATGACTCCATCAAATTCATTACCAGGCAGATTCATAAATTGAGGAACTGCAGGATCATAGAGACCGACTTTTTCAACATTCCAATCCGCATGAATGTTATTTTCAATATATTCTGTTGCTTTACCGCATCCATAATCTAAAACAGTTTTTGATTTTGTATTTTGAATAATTTGTTTGATTGCACTTGCATGAGGTCTTAAAGAGTCACCAACAAAATGACCAGAAGCATGATGTTGTTTATACAATTCAATTTTTGATTTCATAAAAAATCCATAAAAAAAGGGGAAGAGTTTTTACGCCCTTCCCCTTATTTATAACATCAATTGTAAACGATATTACATGAGGTTGTTGACACGAACCATTCTGTAATAGACGTTGTTGTGACGATTGCCAGCGGTGGCAAGAGTCTGATTTTGAATATCATAATCTGCCGTTGACGAGGATTCGCCTGTACCTTCAGCAAATGGATTTCTGACAAGACCGTAGCGTGTCTTAAATCCGATTTTTGGCTGAAATGTTGTCTGGCTGACCGCACGTACCATTTGCAATGGGACATATGGGCAATAGAATAATCCAGCATCATACGAACTTGAACCTTTGTAACCTACTACAAAGTAGTTAGATGCGGTATTAGTCGAACTAGATGCGGCATATGGATCAACATATACTCTGTATCTTCCATTGAGTACGCCAACAAAAGTATTACCAGTGTCATCAGGTGTGAGACCGTTACTATCAAGAGCAGGTGCGTAATCAAGAACACCAGCCATTTGAAGTGCGGAAGCAACATCAGAAGAAGTAATGATAATATTACCTTTACCTCTACGTGTGTCTTTCGCTACGGCATTGGCTTCACGCTCAATCTGGAACATGAGACCTTTGAACTTTTCAACTGACCAACGACCATTGGAATCAGTATCAAGATCAAAAACACCTCTGCGAGTTGTGTTAGATTGTGCGCCAATCTTAGCATCAAGATAAATGCTTCTTACAAGTTCACGATTGATTTCTCCAAGAATCTCAGCGGAAAGAATGTTGCTGAGTTCTGTTTCTGCATCAAGACCATGAACCGCTTTAAGATCCTGAGCGACTTCCATTGTGTAATCTGCTCTCAAGGCTCTTGTGTGAGCAGTTACAGTAACCTTCTCAATTGAGAAAGCCATGTTAGCAGGTGTGACACCTTCACCATCACCTGTTGTGAGAGGCTTGGCTACACCACCAAGGTTTCCGTTAGCAACGGCTTGCTGATCTGCGGCATTTGTATTAGCGGAAAGCAAGAGACCTGGGTTAATGTCAGATGAACCTGCGACATTATTATTACCGGCTTGGTCTGTGTCTGGTTCGTTATAGAGTGCTTCGGTACCATTCATGGTATCGTATCTTGCTCTCATAGCAAAAATCAAACCAGTAGGACCTGTCATTGGTTGCACACCACAAATGTCATATGCAATCAAGTTAGGCATTGATCTTCTTACCAAAGAGATAAGAATTGGGTCAAACTTGGCTACGCCAGATGCATCAGGGAATGAGCCAGATGCCAAAGCTTCAGACAAGAAATTCTGTGAAGACATAATTTCGTTATCTTGCATCTGCATTTTTTCTTGGTTTTCCAAGAGAACAGTTGTTACTGCTTTCTTATAAGGGTCTTTGATGTCACCCAAATCTGGATGCTCAAGAATTGGACCCCATTTTTTTTGTAGTTGTTCAGACAAATACATTTTTCTATTCTCCTATAGGGTGCTGTTAGGATTAGTTAGCAATTTTAGTTGTTCTTGAAAGCATCTGAGAATATCGTTTCATAGTCTCGGACATTTCTTCAGCAACTTCGGCCTCTTTGGCCTCTTCTTCTGTTAAAACTTCTGGTTCTGTATCACCTGTAGTCTCATTTGACTCTTTGACTTCAGTTGGAAAATAATTTTCCTTTAGAACACCAAGTTTTTCAGAATAATCTTCATCGTTCTCATATTCTACACTCTCTGCCAATTTGACCATCTTCTCTCTTTGAACATCTGTAAGATCTTCTGAGATATTAGCAACGGCTTCAAGTTTTCTAAATTCTTTAAGTTCTTTTGTAAGTTCAATACCTTTTTCCATCTCTTTGTTTAGAGACTCTTCAAGGTCTTCAACCTTAGCAAAAAGATCGTCAACAAGATCAACTTTCTCATCTGGAATGTCGATATAATGTTCAACGAAAAGATTTTTAAGACCTACCATGAAGTCTTCAACGATCTCGGAACGAATACCTTTTTCAATGGCGAGTTCGTTTTCTTGCATCCACTCTTTGACAACATAATTGAGATAGTCATCAACTTTTTGAACCATTTCATTACGTGTTTCGTTGAGTGATTCGTCAAGTTGCTCTTTATATTGTGCCTCAAGAGTTTCAATTCTTGAATTAACTTCTTCGTTTACTTTAGCGAAAACGGCGGCTTCAAAAATTGTGGCCGCTTTTTCTTTAAATTCTTCTGAAAGTTCTTCGCCTTGAATGAGTGCCTCAACATCAGATTTAACATCAATCTCATATTTTGACTTTAATTCTTCAAGATTTTCGGCGGTTAATTCTTGTTGCTCCTCTGCAACAATTTCTTCACCCTCTTCTTCGGATACTTCCGAAAGAGCCGAGAGAACTTCAGAAACTTGATCTTTATCCATTTCCTGAAGATGATCGTAAATGCTCTTGATCATTCCCATTCGTGTGGCTGTTTCGGACATTGATTTTGCTCCTGAACCCGATGCAGTTGGTGCTTGTGCCTTACCTACATTTTTTGTGTAATTTGGTTTTGGATCATCTGGTTTTTCATTTTTCTGACCTGTGTCAGTAACGGATGCTCCAGATGCTTCCATACCTTGTTTATTTTTGCCTTTACCGGTCATATCTGCCTCTGAAACTTCGGCTTCAGTAATTTCTTCTGTTCCTTCTTGCTCCAGAGTTTCATCATTTTGAACTACTTGTTCTTCAGACATAAAAACTCCTTAGTTTTTGAGATATTCTCATGTTTATATTTATACAAATTATAGTTTTGATAGGAAACTATTAAAAGCCCGTAATTTAGTTTCATCTAAATTTTTTGAAGGGGCTTTCACTATGTTTCTTTTCATATTTGAAATAATGGCTTCTTTTATCACCCCATTATCCCAAACCCACTCTTTACCTTCCATAATACCTTCAACAAACGCATCAGGAGCAGAAGGATCTGCTACAATATCAGCGGCGGTAGCCAAATAAAAATCATCTTTTACATAGTTAGTTCCACCTCGTTCTTCCAGCGAACCCATACCTCTTGAAGATACACCGAGTTTTGCACCTTCGTCAATTAGATTCTTTACGATGTTTCCGTATGGAGTATCCATGATTTTTGCTTTACCAATGACATTATTACCATCTGGTTTTAACTCTTTAATCATGTGTGATACTCTTTCAAGATTGATCGTTGGACCTTCTGGATGACCCAATTCCCCAAATGCTCTATTCTTATCCACATATTCTTTATTATATCTGTCAACTTCTTTCATCAAAATATTATGCGGATAAATTCTTCCGTTTCTATTTTTTGTTTCTCCCATCATAAAAACACCATTGATGTGCATTGACTTTTTGCCATTTTTTTCTTCAACGATGTATTCAATGCTTTCGTTGATTTCTGTTATGAGTTTCATCTCTTTCTTCCAATATCAAGTTTTCGTTTTACTTTCACAAGTCTTTTTTTGAGCCTACCAATGGCGGGTTTTTTTACATTCACTTTCTTATCAACAATCTGTTTTTGACCTGCAGACAAATCTTTATATGCCTTTCCTTGTCCAAATCTTTTCTTAAAAACATTTCTCGCAGATTTTTGGGCTCTTTTACCTAAAACTGCTTGAGATGCTTTTCTTTTCATTTTTCTTGCTTTTGCTTTTTGAATACGATTTTTAAGTTTTTTCATTCTACGACCGAGTTTGATTCGGTCTTGAATTGTATAAACTCTACCACCTTCTTCTAGAGGCTCACCCGAATGTGGATCAACCTCTATTGGTTTGTCATGAAAAAAATCGTTAAAAGTAATCATTAGTTATATGCCTGTATTCCGTCGCCATAACCTGCAGTCTTAACTGCACGAATTAAAAAATTTGCGGCGGCAGATGTCGTGACTAATATATCTCCTGTGCAACCAGAAGTTTCAGGATTGAGTAATTTAAAATTTGGATGATTCATTTTTCCTGTACCATATACAGTCATCAACGTATCATCGGATGTTGCATCAGCAATGATCGCAATTGATGTAGCGGCGGCGGCTGCATTCCACTCTAATAAAGTAATTGCTAATCTTGGATTTGTACCAGCACCTCTTAATGCTGAAGCATCAAACACTGTTTGAGTTGATTCTGCACCTGAGCATTGAACCCACGCTAATGTTTCCCAACTTTTATCGTATATTGTTGTAACTGTAGTAGCCATGATTATTTCCTAATGTCTGAAAAATTTACCATTGACCAAAAACTCGTTCTGCTTTCAATCAATTTTTCTGAAAAAATTCTTTTTTGATGCTCATTCAACGACATAAAAGTTGTAACAATTCTATATGCAGTTTCTTTATCTGCAATTACTTCAGTGTTATCTTGAAGTAAAAGTTTTGTAGATCGTTGTTCTTTAATTGATCGTTTGAGTTCAGGGATGATATCATCAATGTTTTGTACATGTTCGTAGTATTCGTCTGAATCAAAAGCGTTTTTATCTTCTGGATGTTCCATTTCATATTCAAGATAATGCTTAACCGATCCAATATAATCGGCGGCTTTTGCGATCTTTTCTTGAACCCATGATTCCATTTCTTGATAATCATGAATCATTTCAAACAACTCTTTTGAATACTTATGAAGTTTAAAAAGATTTTGTTTTGCCATTCGTCCCTCATAATCATTGTAATTCATTGGAACGCCATGATCTTCAGTAAGTTTTGTTTCTTTTTTGTATATATTTTTTAAACTTTTCATCGTAATTATATTTAGTTATTTTAAATCTCTTCCATGAGAATTCTATAATATTTGTTATTGCTATGATTAAATACTCTTATATAACCATTCT